TTGTTTGTGTATCCTAGCCCTGATAAAGCATACATATTAAAATACTTTTTTATAAACAGAATTATGGATGCAGGAGCATACACAAACGAAGCTGATGTTCCTTTCTATTTTCTTCCTTGTTTAGTTTCAGGATTAGCATATTATACAGCAATTAAAAGAGCACCGCAGATGGCTGCAGGCTTAAAGTTAATTTATGACGAAGAATTTAAACGTACGGCAGATGCGAATAGAGAAAGAGTCTCATATCGTGTTAAACCGGCACAAGCATACATACCATAGGAGGTAATATGCCAAAATGTGAAATATGTGGTCACACATGTCATTGTATTGTAGATGGTTCATGTACCATTGATAGATGTGATTGTGGCGATTGCACATGTAAAAAGGAGGACTAATGAGTAATAGACTTTACAATAAACAAACTGCTAATTGTAGATCTGGATCTACTGCTAAGATAGGTTCTTACGGCAGAGGACAAAATGATATACCAAAAGCTGTAGAAGCTGGAGCAATAACTACAAAAGGTATTGCACCTGCAAAAGGTAAAGCAGAAGAGTTTGCTATTTCTAAAGGTAAAGTGACTGGCACATCTTTAGGGATGGGTGCTGCTACTAAGGGTGGCAAATATACTTGGAGCTAAATGGCTAAGACACCTGCTTGGCAAAGAAAAGAAGGTAAAAGTAAATCCGGTGGATTAAATGCCAAAGGAGTTGCGTCTTATCGTAGAGCCAATCCTGGTTCTAAACTTAAGACTGCAGTTACTACAAAACCTTCTAAGCTAAAGAAAGGGTCTAAAGCTGCAAAACGACGTAAATCGTTTTGTGCAAGGATGGAAGGAATGAAGAAGAGAAGAACAAGTGCAAAGACGGCTAGAGATCCTAATTCAAGGATTAATAAATCTTTGCGTAAATGGAATTGTTAATGGCATACGCAAAAGGAAAACACGCTAAATTTATTTCTGATCGTAGTGGATTAGAATATCCATACACAGAAATGGTAAAAGAATGGAATGGTATGCGTGTTCACACCAGTGAATACGAACCAAAAGCACCACAACTTATGCCACAAGAACATGAACCAGATCCTATAGCTTTGCAAAACGCAAGACCAGCTAGAACAGAACCAGCAACAGAAAGATTATTAGGATTAAATCCTTTTTCTTTTACAGCGTCTAGTACAACTGTAACTGTAAACGCGCCATCACATGGTTTTACAACAAGTGATACAATTAGATTTAGAGATGTAGGAGCACCTTTGCTTGGTGCATCAGAATCTGAATTAGAAACAGCTTCTGGTTTTTCTTTATCAGCTAGCACAATAACTGACGATAGTTTTACAGTTGTTGTCACAACAGCACCTGGTTTAACAGGTTTTGGAGGAGGAGGAATGGCTTCGGTAGGGCCAGTTACATTATCATCATGACAACATATACTGAATTAGTACAACAAATAAGAGATTACACAGAAACAGATTCTAGTGTTTTAACAGACACTATAGTTAATGATTTTATAGAACACACAGAAAATAAAATTTTAAGAGATGTAGATTTACCTGTATTTAGGTCATACCAATTTTCTAATTTTACCACAGGTAATGGATTTATAACTTTACCTGGTGGTGACGAAACTATTCCAACGCAATTTTCTGTAATAAGAAGTGTTATGATTTATCCAGCATCTGGCACTGGAGATAGAACATATTTACAACAAAAAGACGTTACTTTTATGGACGAATACCACCCAGATAGAACGTCTACTGGAACACCAAAGTATTATTGTCAATGGGACTATAATACTATATACGTAGTACCAACACCAAGTGCTGATTTTAAGATAGAAGTAGGTTTGATAAAACTACCAGAACGAATGACTTCTACTAACAGTAATACTTGGTTAGGAGACAACGCACCTGCACTCATGTTGTATGGCTGCCTTGTAGAGGCTTTCAAGTATTTGAAAGGTCCAGCAGAAATGCTGCAAACATATTCGCAATCATATGAAACTGCATTAGAACAGGTTGCGCAACAACAAATGGGTAGAGCAAGAAGAGATGAGTGGGCTAACGGTGTTATACGTGTCCCTCGACCTTCAATTCTACCTGGTTATAGTAAACCATTAGGAACTACAGGAGGACAATAAAATGGCAATATCATCATCGACTGTAACAACTAGTTTTAAAACTCAAGTGTTACAAGGAACGCACAATTTCACTGCATCATCTGGTGATACTTTTAAAATTGCATTGTACACTAACTCATCTAACTTAAGTGCTTCTACAGCTACTTACGCAGATGGTACAGCAACTAACGAGTATTCTGGAACAGGTTACACTGGTGGAGGTAATACTCTTACAAGTGTTACACCAGTAGCAGACGGAACAACTGCAGTATGTGATTTCGCAGATACGTCTTGGACTTCAGCAACAATAACAGCTCATGGCGCTTTGATCTATAATAGCTCAGAGAGTAACAAATCTGTTCTTGTGTTGAATTTTGGTGGGGATAAAACTTGCACAAACGGCACGTTTACAATTCAATTCCCTACAGCAGACGCATCTAACGCTATCTTAAGATTAGCGTAGGAGTAACATGGCTCTAATATTAAATGACCGCGTAAAAGAATCTACTACGTCAACTGGTACAGGTACAATAGACCTGGACGGCGCAACTGGTGGATTTAAAAGTTTTGTAGCTGGTATAGGTACCACTAACAGAACGTATTACGCGATAGTAGGAAGAACTACCACTGAATTTGAAGTGGGGTTAGGCACCGTAACAGATGCCTCACCTGACACTTTATCTAGAGATGTAATTCTTTCAAGCTCTAATAGTGATGCTAAAGTTAGTTTTAGTGCGGGCACAAAGGATGTTTTTTGTACACTACCATCATCAAAAGAGGGTTTGCCATTCCCATCAATCCATGGTTCTTCGTCAGAACCACAGATAATAACTGTAAAGGTAGGTAATAAAACAAGTAATCATCCTTATCCAGCAGGAGGAAGTTCTAGTAGTAGTGCATATTTTTTAAATGGATTAGAATCACCAGCAATAAGATTTTCTGGTGCAGATTCAGGCGGAAAATATTACTACAAATTTGATATTTCAGATTCTAGTAACTCAGGGCATCCATTAAGATTTTATTTAGACGCTGCAAAAAGCACAGCTTACACAACAGGAGTAACAACAAGTGGTTCTGGTGGTAGTACAGGCGATTATATACAAATTGCCGTAGACTCAGAAACACCTAACATTTTATATTATCAATGTTCTTCGCATGGATACATGGGTAACCACGCAGTTACTGTATCAAACAAAGTTAATTCTAATTTTAGTACAATTGGTGATGTTACTGTAGGAAGTAAGCTAAAATTACCAACAAACACTGCAAACAAAATATTGGTTGCAGATGGAACAAGTTTTGAAGAAGTGGATATGTCAGGCGACGCTACAATAGCATCTGGTGGTGCTTTAACTCTTGCTAACTCAGGTGTATCAGCAGCTAGTTATACAGCAGCAAATATAACTGTAGACGCAAAGGGTCGTGTAACAGCAGCTTCTAGTGGCTCGGCAGGCGCTTCTGCTGGCTTTGTAATTGCAATGTCGGTTGCACTTTGATATAAGGAGAGATCATGGCACAAGATTTTGAAAGAGCAGTAGCATTTGATTCAGCAGGAGATGTTAATATTGGGACAACAGCACGTACTATAATTACATCAAATTCTGATGATGCAATCATAGGAATACGTTTATCCAATATAGTAACACAAACAATTCAAGCAGATATTTATATTACTAGCTCTGCTAGTGGTAGTTCAGCAGATTCTTACATCGTCAAAGGAGTAAGCATTCCCCAAGGATCATCAATAGAATTGATTGACGGAGGTGCAAAAGTTGTACTTCAAAGTGGTGACGCTTTAAAAGCAAAATCTGATGTTGATGCAAGTCTCAATGTTTGGGTATCATATATTGATAGCATAAGCACGTAGGAGGATAAATGGGTTATATTGGACCAGCTAATACTGATCAGTTTAAATCCATGTCTACCCAGACAATTACTGGGGATGGATCTGCAACTACATTTACACTAACAACGCCAGTTGCTAATTCATCAGAAATAAGATTTGTTGTAAACAACGTTGTACAAAAACCAGATGTAGATTACACTGCAAGTGGTACACAACTATCAACAGGATCTAACGTATTAGCCGGGACAGACGCAGCTTATGTTGTAAACATAGGTGCAGCTGTAGGATCACAAACACCGTCTGATGGCAGTGTAGATCACACAGCTATTTCAGCATCTTTTAACGGTATGTATTTAAATTT